GCCGCCTCCCCCCTCCTTTTCGGGGGGGCGGCGGGGGTTTGGTAGGGGCCGGCCCGGGTGGGCCGCGGGACCGGGGAGCGGTGTGAAGGCCCCGCACCGCCTCTCGAAGCCCAAAGGAAGGCGCATGGGCGCAGGCGTGGCCACGGCGGGCGGGGGTCTTTGGGAAGGGCAGGGGGTAGCTTTTCCGAGGGCGTGCGTGGCGCGCGACAGTCAGCCTCTGACAAGTTTTGGAAAATCCGACATTATAGGCTTCCGATTTATATTTTCTCGAAAATCCTCTATAAGGCGTCCCGACAGCTGTTCCGACAAGCTTTCCGAGGCCATTCCGACCGTTATCCGATAAGCAATCCATCAATAGACGTCCGAAAGCTTTCCTCCTACCTTTCCTGAAGGCTCTTCCTTACTTCCTTTTAAGAATAGATTCCACAAATAGAGAGGGCGCCGCTTGTTCGGCAGCCCTAGAGGCTTTGCCTCTTTCTAATGGAGTATTCACACAAGCATTTATTAAGTTGTAGGAAGCTTATTTAGGCCGTTGCAAGGCCATTGGAAGAGGTAATCTTCCGAAGCATTCCCTTAATGCGTTCTAACATGCTAGTCACCACGCCTTTCCTTTAGTTTCTTCTATTATAGCACAAAAAAGACGCCCTGTCAAGGCGCCTTGTACAATATTTACTTATATGGAGTATCTTTAAAGTCTTCGTAAGCCTTTTTAAGAGTGTTCCAAACCAGTATCTTAGCTAAGAAAATCGTTGTAATAACGTCTATAATCAGCCCTGCCGTAGTTAGTCCGAAAACTGCTGCTAAACCTACATAAGTAGCAAATGCAATGGCCACTGCAATTCCAAATACAAGTAATACTTTACCTAATGCTTTAAAATCCATCCTATAAAAACTCCTCTTTAGCTTTATCGTATAGCTTAAATGTAGCGTCAATGAAGTGTTTAGCAGCAAACAGTACCCAAACTACTCCTAGAAACTGAAATACAGTAGCTGCTCCGAAAAGCAGTACGAAGAATCCGAAACAGCATACTAAAATCGCTCCGAAAACTGTTGCAATACCTACTGTCAATGCGATTACTTGTCCCTTTGTTAAATATCCCATCTAAATTTCCTCCTTAGTTGCTTTAAGAGTGATAAAAACACGTTCTTGAAGCTTGTTTGAATAGAAGCTACGACCACCATTTGCGAAGTCCTTATGTTCAAGCTCTTTTTCAAGGCTTTCCAATAGGCGTACCAGTGAAGCGTAATCATGAAGGCTTAGCTTATACATACTGTCAATACATCTAGCAAGCTCTGTACGATTCTCAGAAGAATAGTCAAGGCCTTCGCAAGAGAAGATGTAACGCTTTTCTTTAGAAAGCTTCTCAAAAGCTTCGTTAACCTGTTTCAAAGACTTAGCAAGCTGCTTTGTTAAAGTATCTCTTACATCAACGTTAATAACTACCGATGGATAAGGGCTTTTCGACTGCTCTTTAAGACACTCAATTTCCATCATGGCGTCGTGAAGCTCTTCCCGAAGGTGGCTATTTTCCTCCTCAAGCTCCCATAAGCGTTCTCCACAAGCTTCTAAAGACTTATTGGACTTTTGTAAAAGCTCGTCTAGGTCGTTATAAGCACTTTCCACAAGTCGAAGGTCACTAAGCATTGCAACGCTTCCTTCAGAAGCTTTCTCAAGCTCTTCTTCAAGGCTTTCAATCTGCTCTTCTAGTTGCTTGTGTAAAAGCTCCATCGCAGAGATTGTTAAATCACGTCGTTTTAGGCTTTCTTCATAGCTTTCTAACTGCTCTGACCAACGCTTTTCCTCAGCTTCGTAATGATAATCCATTGAAGTAACGTGTTTATTAAGCTCTTCTACCCGCTCTTTATATCGCTTCTTGAGCAAGTTTGCCTCAGATAGGCCTTCTTCAAGCTCTTTTATGCGTCGTTTAAGCTCATTCTTATCGCTAAATAATAACATCTTCTCAATCCTTTCCTAATACTCACTTAGTATATCATAATTGAGGCGCCGTGTCAACCTATTTATGTTACAGTTGTGTTACAATCTTTACAGTTATGTTAAATATACTCCATTAGGTGAGACAAGCTTAAAAGTTTAATGGGGAAGGGGCAGGGGCGTAAGCCACTGCTACTAACGAGCGATACTCCAGCGAGTTAGTAAATCACTTGACCTTTCCTAAAAGCTTCCTGAAACGTTCCCTAAGCCTTCTCTAAAGCTTTAAGACGTCTTGGTTACAGGTCGGGGATGGAGTCATGTGTTAATTGCTTTAAGGAAGAGTTTGTATAAAGCCTACTAAACCATATGGAGCCAATCACAGAATGTCCAGAGAGGACTTTGGTAGGCTTTATAGAGACCCTTCCTTAAGAATATAGAAAAAGCCTTCAGGAAAACTTCCCGAGGGCTTTCTTTTTACATTTCTAAAGCTGCAATCATTCCATTAACATAAATTAACGCTTCTTCATCGCTGTAGTTGTCTTCTATAGCGTCTCTGACGAGTTTTAAAGCCTTTAGAGTATTATCTTCCGCTACTACTTCAAAGTCGCTCTCAGGAGCTTTTAAGGACATTTCAGAAGGTGTCAAGTATCCAGTATTAAAAGGATTGCCTCCAAAAGCAATAGGTGTTTTGGCAGCCTCTTCATTAGCTTCACGACAAGCTTGTCTAATTGCTTCCACACACATATATAAAGCGTCGTTCCATCCCTCGTCGTAATCGTCCTCAGGACTATCATCTATATGGGATTTAACATCATTTAATAAAGTTTCTTCATCAATCAGTTTCATTTAGTTTCCTCCTAAAGTTTTATAAAAACTGTGAAATAAACATTGCCAAAGTGATTAACCACGATACTCCTGTTATGAATTGCCAGCTCTCAAGCATTCCATAAGAAGGTGCTGGCACGTATCTGATACGCAATCTTGACACTTCCCAAGGCTCTGGTGACTCGTTTATTTCAAACCAGTTGTTAACAGCTTCCTTAATGGCTTTGTTATAAGCCTCTCCACTGTCTTCTGCAATGCCTTCCCAATACCACTTATCACCATAGGCTTTAAAGGAGACTTTATAATAGCCTTCCTTAAAGCTTCGGTTATACTTAAATTCCATAGTAATGCGCCTCCTAAGCTCGTGGAGCAGTTCCTTTTTCATAGATTATAAGAGCTGTTTCTACATATCCTTGTACACAGTACTTAATATCAATGATGTTAACATCAGGGTTTAATCTAATCCATTCACTAAGTCTTGTTGTCAAGGCTGAAGAAGTAGTTGTTTGCAAACACTTAAATTCAACATCTCTTCCTAAAAACATGTTAAGCCTCCTCCTGAACAGCTTTAATGAAGGCCTTCAACTTAGGCGGATGGAATCCACTAATACCTGTTTCGTAATCTCCGTCCAATAAGACTACTGGAAAGCTTCGGAAACCAGCTAATCTTAGGCTATCTAAAGTCGGCGTGTCGTTACGGACATCTACAAACTCTTCATCAAAGCTTACGCCTGCTTCTGTAAGCACTCGTTTAGTCATTTTGCAAGCTTGGCATGCGTCTTTAGTAAATACTTTAATACGATTCATTCAAAATTCCTCCTAATAGTTACGTTACTTAACTCTTCCACACTTCTTACACTCTTGATAAGGTATTCCTACTAAGCCTTTTTGAACATGTGCCTCATAATCATGCTTACAAAAGCATTGGTCAAGGAACTTTGTTAAGGCAATCCAAATATCTCCTACCATAAACTAGTCCTCAAGGCTTTCAATAATATCCTCAAGCTCTTCCACACGTTCTGAAAGCGTATCAACTTCTTCTGTAAGCTCTTCTACAGTTTCCTCAGAGCTTTCAAGCTCGTTCTCCAAGTCGTAAATTTGCTCTTCTAAGTGCTGAATCTCTCTTTCAAGGATGTCAATTTCTAAAGAAGCTTCCTCAAGGTCAGCGGCAAGACCTCTAACATCTTCTGCATTCTCTTCACACCACTGCTCATACACACGTTTATCATATTCTGAATCCACCAAGGCGTCCTGAAGCTTTTCTACAAGCGCTGTTAAAGCTGTTTCACGTTGTGTTAATGTAGGCTTGTTCAAAGCCTCTTTCAATTCTTTCTCAAAAGGTAATTTGCTCATTAAACATTCTCCTCCCATTTCTTATCATCTTCCTGACAAGCTTCATTAAACAATTCATAATGCTCTGCTAAGATTCGTAATCCTTCTAAAAGCTCTTCAGTAGCTTCCTCAGCCTGTTCTACAGAATGTTCCAACTCGTAGTTGCTAATGTTGTCAGAGCCTAGTTTTAAGATTTCCATAAGCTCTACTACACGTTCAGAAAGCTTTTCTAAGTCGCTTTCAGTATACTTTGCGTACTGCTTGCTATCAAATTCCATTAGACGTTACCTCCATCTTCTTGCCAGCCTTTGCTTGTATTCTTTTAGCGGATACAAACAACTCTGTAAGCTCTGTTAGACTGTTTGTCAAGTCTTCTAAAGCTCCTGAAACACTGTCCATATATGCTCTATATTCGCTTATTGTTATATCCTCTACGCCATGCTCTAATAGGTCTAGCAAATTATGGACAGCAGTATTTAAATCTTTCATATCACCTGTTACCCAATCATTACTAACTGCTGTGTTAAAATCCTCTAACTCCATTAAGCGATACCTCCATCTTCCTTAACTGTATCGACAACTTCTTTAGGTTTACGAAGCGTGCTTAGATAATCCATTAACTGCTTTTCATCTTCCTCTTCCTCATCCGATACAATGTTTTCAATAAGCTCGTGATATTCTTGAACCTTCATAGAAAGCTTCTCAATATCTTCTGCATACTGCTTAGCGATTAACTCGTGAGCCTCTTTTGAAAAGCTGTTGTTAAGCTCAAAATCAGCTGCTGCTTTACGGACTGTACCAAGCTTCTCCAAATACTGTTGGTAACTCTTTACAGAGTACATCTTAATTGCTCGCATTGTTATTCCTCCTTATAAGCCTCTCTGAGGCGTTTTAATGTGTTCGGGGATAATTACCCTAGAAGCTATCTAAAAGCTCTCTACGAGCTTCCTGTGGCTTTTAAAGTAGGTTCTCGCACCTGTTTCTCTTCTACACAAATAACTATAACACAGGATTATTAAAATGTCAAGCGCTTTTCGACATAAATTTTAAAAGTGTGACAAAAAGCTGTATATAAGGTCTAATCTAAGAGGCTCATAGAAGCCTATTATTAATTACTCCAGAAAGGAGGAAGCACTTATGGTAAGAATTGGAAACAGAGAGTTAGCAGAACGTCAAAGAAAGTATTTAACAACTTCCAAGGAGCCTGACGAATACGAGGGAGTTGACTTAACTACATTAAAACCTAAAATGAAACGCTTTGCGAGACATTATATGCAGACTATGAACATCGCTGAAAGCTGCCGTTCTGTAGGATATAATGAAAGCTCTGGTTATCGTGTGTTAAAACGCCCTGATGTCAAGGCTTATCTGCAATGGTTAGTTTCAGAAAATGCTGACGCAGCTATTATGAGCCCTACACAAGTGCTAGAGGAATTAACTAACATTGCTTTACGGAATAGCTCTGATTACACGGTTACTGTAAAAGGAGACGTAGTAGAGAAACCTATTGACACAAGCGTTCAATTAAGCGCATTAAATAGCTTGGCTAAATTCCATGAACTAATGGCTCCTGACGTTAGAGTAGAACAATCTCTAAACATCGTTGTGGATATTACTGACGACGTTCCAAAAGAAGCTGAAGAGGTTGAAGAACAAGAAGACTATATTGACGGAGATTTTACCGAGGTTGAGGAAGAAGACAATGACGTAAGTTATGACTTCCTTTCTGGGTATTAGGAAGGGGATTATAATGCCAGTTGATGAACGTAACTTAGAGGTTATCGTCAATGACTTAATTAAAGACGTTAACACTCACGCCAACCAGATAGCTGCTATTCAAACAGACTTAGCTAGAATGACTTCAGACATGACAAGCGTTCGTGACTTGTTAATTAAAAACACTGAGCGTTCTGATGTTCTTATCGGCCATATCAAAGGCCAGTCTGACGAGATGTTAAAACTGTTAACTGACGGTGAGCGTAGTCGTAACGAAAGCCGTGCATTCACTCAGAAACAAGTCTGGGGAATCGCTGCTGCTATTGTTGCTGGGCTAGGCTCAATCATCACTACCATTTTAACGGCTGTACTAAGCTAATTGAAAGGAGGTGTATAAATGGAATTAGTAATTTCTATCGCAATTGTATTAGGTGGCGTTACCACAGCTTTGGTTAACCTTGTTAAATCAATGGAAGTGGTTGCTCCTAAGTATTTACCATTAGTTGCTTTAGGCATTGGGATGGTCTTCGGATTAGTTATGTCACCATTGCTTGGAGTAACCTTATACGTAGGTGCTATTAGTGGATTAGTCTCAGGGCTATCTGCAATGGGATTCTACGAGTTGTCAAAAACTCCATCAGAATAACCTTCGACAGGCCTTGAGGGAGTTTCCTTGAGGCCTTTACATAATATTAAGGAGGACACAAAATGTCAGAACCAATAAAGCTTACTGTAACTAAACGAACCTTTAACGAAGCTTACTTACCATACATGTACAATCAGCCTGACGGACAGCACCGTACAATGGTCTTCTATGGAGGAGCTGGTTCAGGTAAGTCTAAGTTCGTTGTTCAGAACGCTATCTTAAAAGGCTTATCAGAACGCCGTAAGTTCCTAGTCTTGCGTAAGGTAGATAACACTATTCGTGACTCCATCTTCCAAGAGTTTCTAGTCTGCTTAGAGGAATGGAATATCCTAGACTTCTGTGAGGTCAAGGCTTCTTATATGACTATTAAGCTGCCTAACAAAACAGAGTTCATATTCAAAGGTTTAGAAGACCCTGAGCGAATCAAATCCATTCAAGGTCTTACGGACATCATTATGGAGGAAGCCACAGAGTTTACCAGAGAGGATTACGACCAACTTCAAACACGTCTACGCCATCCTACAGCAAGACATCAACAAGTGTTTGTAATGTATAACCCTGCCTCTAAGGACAACTGGGTTTACCAATACTTCCATAACCCTGCTACTAAGCGGCCTAAAGGCTCTAAAGTAGTATGTACAACATACAAGGATAACCGATTCCTTCCTAAAGCTTACCTTGACCATTTACAAGACTTGAAGAATACTAACCCAGTCTATTACGAAATCTATGCACTAGGTAAGTTCGCCAGCTTAGGTAAACGTATCTATACTAACTGGAAGATAGACTCTGAGTTCAAGCCTAACCGACTAGTTAAGCAAGGCTATGAGCCACGCTTTGGACTAGACTTTGGATTCTCTAATGACCCTACCGTAATCCTATCAACGCTAGTATCAGAAGCAGATAGAGTAATCTATGTATTCGACGAGTTTGTTAAAACTGGTATGATAGCTCCTGAGATATTCGATGTCATTAAGCGTAAGAAGTTAACTCACCAGCTTATCTATGCCGACTCTGCCAACCTTGAAACCATCGAGCAGATTAAACGCCTAGGCGCACGTAAGATTAAACCTGTTAAGAAAGGCCGTAACACAGTCCTTCATGGAATCCAATACCTACAAGGCTATACCATCTACGTTCATCCACGTTGTCAGAACACTATCAAAGAGCTTGAGAACTACGAGTGGAAACCTTCTAAAGGCTCCGATGATTATGAGAACGTTCCTAAACAAAACGGATTCGACCACTGTATGGACGCCTTGAGATATGCTGTAAACGACCTCATTCCACGTAACAAGATTAGAACAATCAACAAGTCGGTGCTAGGGCTTTAAGACGCCTTAGTACCTTCTTGGGTACAATTATCAGCTAAAAATAAGGAGGATTCAATATGGCAATCCCTAACGGACAAATTAATGCTGGCGACATTATCACTACTAACATCCGCCGTAAACACTTCATTAGACGAAACTATGATATTCGAGAGCTTATCACACTAGCTGAAATGCACTCTCGCTCTTCTAGCGCTTATGGAGTTTTATATGATTATTATAAAGGCAATCACATTGCTATTCAATCACGTACATTTGACGACACTAATAAACCTAACTCAAAAATCGTTCATAACTTCCCTAAACTATTGGTAGACACTTCCACTGCTTACTTAGCAGGTGAGCCTATTACAGAATCTGGGGACGAGAAAACTATCAAAGCAATGCAACCAGTCTTTAAAGAGAACTATGTTACAGACGTTAACTCAGAGGAAGTTAAGCTTTCAGGAATCTTTGGACACTGTTTTGAAATCCACTGGATTGACCGTAACAAGAAACATCGCTTTAAAGCTGTGTCACCAATGAACTGTCTAATCGCTTATTCAGCAGACTTGGACGAAGAGCCTATCGCTGCTATCTATTACAACACTGTAATTAGTGACATCACAGGCCATCAAATCAGAACTTATGAAGTCTATACGGAAGACCTAATCTATAAATTCTCAACAGACGATGAGAGAGAAGTTTACAGAGAGATTCCAGAGGAGCTTGAGATTAAGGACTATGAAGTACATCCTAACTTGCTTCAGAAATTCCCTGTACTAGAAATCATTGCTAACGAAGAACGCCTAGGTGACTTCGAGGCTCAACTATCTTTAATCGACGCTTACAATTTAGCTGTATCAGATAGTGTTAACGACATCGCCTATTGGAATGACGCTTACTTATGGTTACAAGGCTTTGACTTAAGCGCTGATAGTGACTCTATTAGTAACATGAAGAACGACCGTGTAATCGTAACGGATGAAGACGGCATGGTTAAATTCATTACTAAGGATGTTAACGACAAGCATATCGAAAACATTAAGAACCGTGCTAAGCTAGACATCTTTAGTCTATCACAAACACCTGACTTGGTATCTAAAGACTTCACAGCAGCTTCAGGACAAGCTTTGAAAGCAGCTACACAACCGCTAGAAAACAAGTCCGCTGTTAAGGAATCTAAGTTCCGCAAAGTCTTAGCTAAGCGTTACGAGTTGGTATGTAGTTACCTTGAGTTTATGAACAAAGCTAAAGACTTGAAACCTGACGAAGTCTCTCCAGTATTCGTTCGTAACTTACCTCAATCATACGCTGAGTTAGCAGACATGGCCGTTAAGCTTCGTGACATGCTTCCTGACGAAACTATCATTAATCAGTTCCCATGGATTACTGACGCTCGCCAAGAGGTTGAGAAAGCAGACGAACAACGTCAGAAACGTGCTGACATCGCCTTGCAGAACTTCAAACAGACTAGTGCTGTTCAAGGAGCTTCTACAGCAGCAGCTAACAAGCTTGACAAGAACCCAGCTAACACATCTACCATCACAACTACTGACCCAGTGGCTGCGAAGGAACAGGAAAAGGCAATCCAAAAGAAACCTAAAACCGACTAGGAGGAATTAACATGGCACGCAAGAAGGATAAGAAGAGAAGTCAAGAAGAGATTGAAGACGCCTTAGTAGCTTTCATGACTTCACAGAACCACAAGTACCATCGCTTTACTGACAGCTTCACTGTCCTTCTTGATGGCTTTGTTAATGAGCTTATAGTAAACCTAGCTGACCCTAAGTTGGATACCTTTGCAATCCTTCAGGTTAAGCAATACGAAGCTATCAGAAAGCTTCAAGCTGCATTGATAGACTATCAAGAGGAGTTCAGGGAAATGCTCTTAGAGAGCATGTCAGACGCCTTAGAAGAGACCATGAGACAGCTTCTTCCCAATAAGGCTATACCTTCAGCGACAGATAACAGCTATCTCGAACAGACCATTGCAGAGGCTTACGATTACTTTGAAGAACTCTTCTTGCAATTATTACTAGAGATAGAATCAATCGCTGTTGGAACAGTTCCATCAACAGAGGACATCGTAACCACTATCCAAAAGCTTCGGGATAGATTGTCCTACACACTCCGCCGCCATATTGAAGCACAAATGGCAGCCATTATAAACCTCGCTGTAATCGAAGCTTCTAAACAGCATAAGATTGAAGTTTGGAAATGGTGCATTCGTCCAGAGCTTACCGAAAGTGGTACTTGCGCAGATTGCCGAGCACTATCTGAGGGAGGTATTGGTAATGAGGGTCTATATACCCTATCCACCATGCCTTTGCTACCGAGACATCCACACTGTGTCTGCATACTCATTCCATACATCTTATAGAGCGGTAATGTTAAAGGGCGCTCAAGAGGAAAAGAACTTTACACAAACTAATCTAAACGCACGCACAGGGCTTAATTGAACTGTGGAGGGCAGAAGGAGAATCTTATATTATGAATCCAGAAGAACAAGGACAAGGACAAGAAATTGAATTATCACCAGAGGTTATCGTTGGAGCTATCGAGTCTAATCCAGAATTAGCACAAGCTATCCAGCCCCATGTCTTAACAAAAGACGCAGTATCTAGTTTCTTAAAAACAGACGAAGGTCTTGGCGTAGTGGCACCTATGATTGACCAAAGCGTTTCTAAAGGTATTAACGCTTGGAAAGAAAAGAACTTAGAGAACATCGTTCAAGAACGGTTAGCTGAGTTAAATCCTGCTGAAACACCTGAGCAAAAGCAATTAAAACAAATGCAAGCTCAAATGGCAGCTATTCAAAAAGATAAGCAAATGCTTGAAATGCGTGGTGTGGCTCAAGAAGCTTTAGCAAAAGCTGGCTTGCCTGCCTCATTAGCTGGGTATGTTTTATCAGACAATCCCGAAGCCGTTAAACACAAAGTTTCAGAATTAGACATTGAGATTCAAAACATCGTTTCAGGAATCGTAGACCAAAAGGTTGCAGGAATCGCAGCTAAAGCAGCACCAGCAAACACTGACGACATGTCTGGCTTAGGCGGTTCTAAAAACGTAGAACGATTAACGGATTTAACTGTTGAGGAAGCGACAGAGCTAGCTCGAACTAACCCTGCCAAATATCGCCAGTTGGTTCAACGTGGATAACAACAGATAATCATATAAACTATAAACATATAGAGGAGACTATTAAATATGGCACATGAAGTAACTAAAATCGCAGACTTAATTAACCCCGAGGTAATTGGTGCGTTCTTACATCAGAAAATGTTGGACAACTTAGTATTAGCGCCTTTTGCAGAAATTGACCGTACATTACAAGGCCGTCCAGGGGACACATTAACTTTACCACAATGGAACTTCATCGGTTTAGCTGAAGACTTAGCTGAAGGCGAAGAATTACAATCAGTTAAGTTAACTGCTGAAGACCGTAAAGCAACTGTTAAAAAGGTTGCTAAATCAGTTACGTTAACTGACGAAGCCGTGTTAAACGCTTATGTACGTCCAGTTGATGAAACTGTTCGTCAATTAGCTATGGCAATCGCTGGTAAAATTGATAACGACTTGTTCGCTGCTATGCGTGCATTAACTCCATCAGACGTTGAGATTACAGATAGCTACGAATGGGTATTAGACGCTCAGGTTGCTTTCGGTGAAGAGTTTGACGAAGAAACTTACTTGTTCATCTCTCCTAAACGTCGTGCGACAATCTTGAAATCTAAAGACTTCGTACACATTCAACAAGGCGTTTCAGTTATCAAAGGCCACTTAGGTGAAATCTACGGAATGAACATCGTAGTTTCTAACAAGATTGGTGAAAACGAAGCGTTCGTCTTGAAACGTGGAGCATTAACATTGTTAATGAAACGTGACTACATGGTTGAGGAAGTTCGTGAAGGTATGAAACGTCAAACTAACATCACAGCTGACCAACACTACGTAGCATTCGTTAAAGACGCTAAACGTGCAATCTTCATCAACAAGGTAGCTGCGGGAAAGTAACAGCCCCCAAGAATCTTCAAGCAAGCGGGGTTACTGAGGACTCGGTTACTCTGACTTGGGAAGACGGAGGGGCAAGCCTCTAGTAAGCTAAACGAGAGGTTGCGGAAATGTTCCGTAGCCTCTTTTACTTTATCACACAACAGGAGGAAAAGCAATGGCAAAGACTTATAATATTTACCAAGATGGAGTAAAGGTTCAAGAAGGCGTAGCAGAGCTTACGAAAACCATTACAGGACTTACTCCAAACACTTCATACAAATTTGAGGTGACAGCTGTTGAGGAAGGCGTTGAGAGTGCTAAGTCAACTGCCGTTACAGCTAAGACTAATCCACGTTTAATAGCTACAGTAACAGCTTCTCAAAAGACTATGTCACTAGCTTCTGACGGAAGCAAAGCATTAACCTTTACAGTGGCACCTGAAGACGCTACTAACAAGGAGTTAGAAATCACTAACAGCAACCCTGAGTTTGCTACTTATGCAGACGGTACAGTAACAGCTGTAGCAGAAGGTACTACAACTATCACAGCGACAGCTAAAGATGGCTCTGGAGCAACTGCTAACTGTGTTGTAACTGTTCAAGCACCAGCAGAATAAACACTATCCCAAGGAGGCTGAGGCGAATCGCCTTGGTCTTCTTTTAAGGAGGAAGCTAAATGGAACTAATTGAGAACACGGAGTTGTTCAAGTCGTTTGAAGACGTTACCCTACCACCTGAAACAGAAGCTATTGACATCACCGACTTAAAGCTTATGCTAGGCTATGGTAACAGCACTATCCGAGACAACGTTCTGAAGGTTTTGAAGAAGCGTGCTAGACAGCATATCTGCTTATTCATTAACAAGGATGTTACAGACTTCCCGATGGAGTTGGACTACATTGCTGACGAGCTTACAGCAAGCCGTATGTCACAGCTTAACTCCGAAGGCCTTAAAACAGAGTCTACGGACATCACTCGTTACGACTATAAGGACGATATTTATGCAAACTGGTATGGCATTTTGAACCGCTGGTTAGAACAGCAAGGAGAGTATCGTAACAAATCATTCTTCATGCTATAAGAAAGGAGCTTACAAATGCGTTACAATGACATTGTGGATTTAATCCAATTCAATGAGTGGGAAGACCCTGACGACGACTATGGTACAATCTCATACAAGACTCGTGGAACAGTCGTTGTCAAAGACCTTCCTGTAAGCGTAGGCTCCCTAAGAGTTCAAGGAAAGCTTTTACAGAACCAAGACCAACAATGGGAGAAACGCTACTTGATACAGCATAAGATATTCGAGTTGAAAAACCTTCGGGTAGACGCTGTACGTAGACACTCTACAGGTGAGATTCTAAACGTCTATTGGGATAACACTACTGGAACAGACCAAACAGTTTCATATAAGGTTGAATACAGAGACATCCGAAGAGACAAGGAGGATGGAGTTGTATGGCAGGGTTCCTAACACTTACCAAAAGGATTGACTTTGCAGGTATTGAGAAGGAGTTTGTTAGGGATGTTAAAGAAGCTGTAGAGGTTAACACTTCTCAAATGGCTCAGGCAGTCAAGTCTAATATTGTCAGAAGAGATAACATTGACACTGGAACATACCTTGAAGGAGTAAACCACAAGACGGAAGTAGAAGGAAAGGGTACAAGCGTTACAGGAATTGTAGAGTCTGACGTTTCAGGAAACCCTCATGGTCACAGAGGTTACGCTGTTTTCCTTGAGCAAGGAACGGCTAGACACATGGCATTCCCTAACTTTACCGACGCTCTTGAGCAATACTCTACTCAAATGGTAGAGAAGCTTAACCGAATCAGAGTGTAGGAGGAATTATCAATGAGCAATCGACCACCATTTAGAGCAAGAAGTTCCTCTGTAGCTTTGCAAAGAGCTATCGTAAAGGAAATTAGAGCACAAGGTATCAATGTCTGGGACGGTACCAATAAGTTTCCAGAATATCCATTTATTAAGATTGGCGAAGAGCTTACTTCTGGTAGAACAATTTCAAAAGACGCTATCGGAAAAATGCACAACCTAACCTTACACATATGGAGTGATTACGACAGCTCATTTGAAGTTAAGAACCTTACGGACTTCTTGGTAGACTTACTTATCAACTCTCCACTTTCCCTAGAAGATGGCTTCTGTATTGGAGAGAAATCACTTGACCACGTTCGGTATACAGAGGCAGCCAATGGGACATACAAGAATGAACGTGCATATCTATTCTTAGACTTCGAGGTAATCGATTCTACGATAGACCCATATTAAACATTAAAGGAGACTGACAAATGGAAGCATGTAAATCTAGCTACATTCGTGGTACAGCAGTATTAATCGAGGTTCAGAACGACCTTGGCGAATGGATTAAAGTAGCAGCACAACGAGGCGGTACATTAAACCGTACAGCGGCAACATTAGACGTATCTAACAAAGAAGGTTTCGGATGGGACGACGCCGAAGCTGGTAACAAGTCTTGGTCAATCGACTGTGACGGATTATTCGTAGAGGATAATGAAGGTTTCCAAGCGTTAAACGCAGCTTGGGTTAACGGAGACTGTGTACGTGTTCGTGTTAAATTCCCTAGCGGATTAACTTACGTAGGACAAGCAATCTTAACTGACTTCCCTTATGAGTTCGGTTACGAAGACGCTGTGACTTACTCATTAACATTCCAAGGTAAAGGCGCTTTAGAAGAGCAACAAGTAGCTCCTACAATCTTACCTAAGAAAATTGAGTTCGCCATGGATACTAAGGAAGTTAAAGTTGGAGAAACTCTTCAATCAGTGGTTAAATTCACTCCTGAAAACGTATCTGACAAATCTGTGACTTACACAGCATTGACACCAGCGTTAGCTACGATTGACGAAGCAGGATTAATCACAGGCGTTAAAGAAGGAACAGCTTCATTTAACGTTCGTTCAAACGTCAACACAGCAGTCTCTGCATTGGTGGACATTGAGGTAAAGCCAGCGGGGTAGTAGAAGCCCCGACCGAGCTTTCGGCAAGCGACATTAGCGAAGACTCTGTAACACTAACTTGGAAATAGACCACACAGAGGGGGCTTTGGGATAGATTCCCTGAGCCTCTTTTACATAACTACTATAAAGGAGATTACAACATGATTATAAGATTCCAAGGTAAAGACCTTAACCTACGCTTAACATATAAGTCTATTCACTTTCTGGAGTTAGCTTTTGACCAAGACTACGCTTCTTTCATTGCTGAGCAAACACCTTTCAACCAGTCTCTATACATCTTCTGGGCAATGCTTCAGAACGAGTCTGATTACGAAGGGGTATCGGTACTAGATGTGGCAGAGCTTCTCCAAGACTCTCTGGATAGTTATGAGTTCACCTTAGAGGAATACTTTGATAAGGTTAACAGCTCGTATGCTTCTAGTATTCTAGTTAAACAACTATTTAAAAACAGTACAGGCTCGTTGCCCAGAGGAGGCGGAAGACGAGGACGAGCTTCCGAAGCTAGACGTAAGATACTTTATGGTATTGTGCACAGACTTAGGAATACCTTCCAGCGACTTTTGGACAAGTACACCGTATGAGTTTAATGGAATGCTACGAGGGGCTTATCAAAGACAATCTCGTGAAGCTTCACTGTTCCTTTCTCTAGTGCAATCTAAGAAGCCTGTTAAATTAGAGAAGTACCAAGGCTTTGAATTAGTTAACGAGACCAACAAACCTAAGACTACTAGAGACATGGCGGAAACAATGGATGAACTTGATAGAGCAGCCTTTAAAGAGGAAGAGCTATCTAACCTGTTCGACTACTTTGACTAGGAGGAAATTTAAATGGCAGATAAGGAAATGCGAATTAAGGTTAGGGTAGACAACTCTGACTATACAAGTAAGATGAAAGACATGGAAGGCACTCAGGCACGCTTAGGCAAAAGCACTGAACAGAATACAGGAATCTTCGGTAAGTTCTTCAACAAGCTAACTGGTGGAGCAAGCTTAGCCAACAGCTCTATGCTAGGCCTTGGTAAAAGCTTCCTATCAACAAGCGTTGGATTCGGTACTCTGACAGCTGCTGCTACACCTATGGCCGCTGCTGTTATGGGAGCCGCAGAGGCTACTAAAGCTGCTGGACGCTTTGCAATAGATTCCATCAAGGACTACTCAAACTTTGAAGGAACGCTTAAACAAGTACAGATTATTGCAGGTGGCACACAAGCCGACATGGACATGCTCGGTGACACGGCTATCGAAATCGGTGGTAAGACTTCTAAAGGTGCTCAAGAAGTTGCTGAGGCCATGGTGGACTTTGCTAAGCTAGGTTTTACAGCTAAGGAAACTTCAGAGGCTATGAAAGGTATCGTATACGCTGCCGAAGCTTCTGGTTCAGGCGTACAAGAAACTGCTGGAATCGTAGCGACAGCTCTTAACGTATGGAATCTGGAAGCCTCTAAGGCAGAACACGTTGCCGACGTTTTAGCTAAGACTGCTAACGAAACAGCTGCTGATATGCAGGACATGGGATACGTTCTACAATATGCTGGTTCATCAGCTTCCCTAGCAGGAGCTTCTCTGGAAGACCTTTCAGCTATGGCAGGTATCATGGCCGATAACGGTATCAAAGGTTCTAAAGCAGGTACCTCTTTACGTACAGCTTTCACAAACCTTATCAATCCAACAGACGGTGCGGCCGCTGCTATGGAAAGCTTAGGAGTACAGTTTAAAGACGCTGAAGGTAAGGCACGTCCTACGATGGATGTTATCTACGATTTACAAGACGCTGTTAAAGGCATGGATGATATTCAAATCCAAGAGCTTTCAACAATCCTGTTCGGAAAGCCCGGGGCGGCTGGTATGTCGTTCGTACTTAAATCAACTAAAGAGCAAGTACAAGACTTATCAAAAGCTTTGGTAGACTCTACTGGTACAGCTGCTAAACAAGCTGCCGAAATGCGTGAGACAATGGCTGGTCAGCTAGACCAACTAGGAGACTCTGTGGACGCCATCAAATTAAAAGTTGGTAGAGCGTTTACCGACATGTTTGCATTAGACGCTGTTAAAGGATTCAACAAAGCTCTCGATGGAGTTGACGAAGGCTTATCAAACTTTGGTAAAGGCTTCAAGCGTACAAGCGATTTACTAGAAACGTCTAATGGATTAATCTCTGGTACTAAAGACGCCAACAAGTTTGTAGAAGCTGTCCGAGACGCAGGTACTAACCTTACAAACATTCCTTTCCAAGAGTCCTTAGCACAGTCTCAGGTATGGGGAATCGGAATCTCTAAAAGAGCTTATGAAACTAACGAGGTTATGTATCAGCTTAACAAAAGCATTCAAGAGTTCAGCTTCCTACCAGATGATTGGGAAGGCAAGTGGGGACAAGCTTCAACAATCCTTAAAGATTCAGTAGGTCAAATGGAGTTGAAACTTGCTTCAGCAGCAGCTAAAGGTAAGCATGGGGGAGAAGCTGATATTTCAGGTATCATGAATCAGACTATCCAAGAGAATCTACCTGCTTTGCAAACAGCTTTAGACGAACAAGTAGCAGTATTCGGAACAGCTAACCAAAGCCGATTAGACGCCTTGCAGACATTCTTCACTAATGAGAAGACTTTAACTGACGAGCAGAAATCTATTATGATACAAGGCGAGCTAACTCATGGCCAACAACTATCTGATACAATTGAATCAAACAATAATCAAATCTTAGAGCTTTATAAGAGCTTAGGTCAACAAGATTATGAACAACGCCAAGAGACTGGTGCCGCTATAAATGCCTTGCAACAACAGAACTCTGAAATCCTGCAAAACATCGCTACAACTGAGTCAAGTAGTATTGTTGAAACACTGAAAGCACAGGCTAGCAGCACTGGAACAATCACTCAACAAATGGCCAATGACTCTATAGCAGCCGCTAACCAGCAATATACTGAAACTGTAGCAGCAGCCTCTAAACAGTACGTTGAAACTGTTAGTTCTATTAACCACATGTCAGATGAATCTATAGCTGCCGCTGGAACAACTAGGGACGAGCTTATTGAGAAGGCACGTCAACAGATGGTTGGTACAGTAGACCATGCTAAGACTCAGAAAGAGCAGACAGTAGGAGAAATCCAACAGATTGCTAAAAAGTCTGAGGAAGTTGATGGAACACATATTCAAATCAACGCTGACGCAGATACTACTAGCGCTATGGAAGAGCTTGGTCAATTAGCTGCTAGAATTAACGACGTGTTTAGAGCCTTTGGAGAAACTGCTGGTAAGATTCAAGGTGGTATTGATGGCTTTGAAAGTAAGCTTAGACAAGCGGATAAATGGGTTGCAGGAAAGGTTGGCGGAATCTTCAAGGCTCGTGGAGGGCTTACTTCAGGCGTTGGTTACGGAATTGGTGGAGGCAATGCACAATACTCTCCAATGGCTACCGCAGTAGGTGTCGGAACACAGTTAGGACAGGGCGGTATCAATCAGGGCGTAATCCATAACGAGCGAGGAAGAGAAGTTACAATGCCTATCCAAAACGCTACTTACATGAGACCTTTCGCAGCAGCTGTGGCCAATGAGCTTCAAGCAATGGGAGGTGGCCTTGGTGGCGGAGGCGTTCAAGAAGTTATCGTTCCATTATACATTAACGATAGAGAATTTGCAAGAGCCACTAACAAAGCTATGACAGAGGAGCAGCAACGTGTCAAACGTATCGCTAACCGAGCTGTCGGCAAAAAGTAAAGGAGACGTTTAAATGACATGTTCTAATAAACCTAATTATACACCATTTGAATTAACTGGTCTAGCCCCTACTAAACAGTGGGGCTTAGGCCGTTCTGCTGGCTATGAAAGATTTAACCCAGAGGAGTTCCACGCCTTAGAGGATACCTTTAAGATTACTTTCCCAGTAGACTTTAGAGGAAAGGTTAAGGGAAGTTTGTCACCTAATCCTTCTAACGCTGAAGGACATAATGACCAAATGTATCCTGAAAACATTCTACGAGGAAGTAAGTTCTTATCTAAGCCTACCTTACTGTTTAATGGAGCTGAGTATAACGAATCAACACTTTCAAATGGAGCGGCAGTTGCCACTACTCAACGCTATAACCAAGGGTTGATGTTTTACTGGGAAGAGTTCATCAATCCTATCAAGAGAATTAAAGAAGGTGACTTAGTTACTTTCTCAGTAGATGTTCGAAGCACTGGAGAAGACATTCCAACAAACGCTGTAGCCTTTAAAGGAACTTCTAACTTTGAGGACTACTACCACGTTATTGAGCAGCCTGTGACAAAAGAGTTCACTCGGATTACTTACTCTACTAGATTCCTTTCGGAAAACTGGGAATGGGATGAAGCTTTCGCAATGTTCTGGGGAGCAGAGAATCCACCAGTAACTGACTACCCTTCTTTCAAGTATGATAAGAATAAGTTGGCTGGCTTTATCCAAGCTGAGGATAGCATTCAGTTGGAGTTTGCACGGCCTATGGTATCTGTTGTAGGAGCTTCTAATTACATTGAAGCTGGGGAAGACTTTTACTCAGCTAACAAATGGGATTTCAAGAAAGCTACTCAATGGGCTTACATTAACTACCAAGGATTGTGGAAAACAAAAGAAACAGGCGGAGCTCAAAAAGAAGACTGGGCTATGAAAGAGTTTATTCCAATTAAGGATGGAGCTAGTAAGCTATCTGTGTATAAACTTACAACTCAGACTGTTCCTCCTAACAAGGATAACGTATACGGAAATATCGCCTTTTACTCAGCTGCCAATGAAGAGTCTTTCATATCTGCTAAGTTACTAGGTAATGAAACAGGTAAGTACGGAGGCCATCTATCAATCGCTGATATTCCTACTGGAGCAGCTTATTACCGTATTGGTATCTCAGCTGTTAAAGGAGACGCTTCTGCTAGAGTATTCGTACAGCAATCTAACGACAACTGGACAGAGTTTCGTCAAGAGTGGTACAACGCAATCGCTAACAAGCTTGATGGAAATGTAGCAAGAGCTGAAACGGTTTATCGCAAAGAGCCTGTGGCAATGCAATTCAACATTGACTTCAAGAGTGCTGTTGAGAAAGTCCTTCCTAATGTGTTCGCTGACCTTTCTACAGACGCAGAGAAACAACAACGTCTAAGAGGCTTAGCTGACATCTTCACAACGTCAGTTACAGCACGTTCAATCACACAAGGAGTCGGAGGACTTGACCTATGCTTCTGGAGATGGCTTCCTGACGGAACTAAGCAACAGCAAGTTTTACAGAAGCTTTACGGAAAAGGATTGACAACAGTTGTTCATCCATCAACTTACCAAGAGTGGATTAACCCTAAAGGTGAAGTAGTATCATTTGTTAAGAGTAATAAGCTTGTAGCTGACAACCTTTACAACGGAGAAGATACCCTTTCTGGATATGTGGACTCCATCATGGATACTGTTAAGCTTGAGGTTAATGGAGTTATTACAGACATCACAGCAGAGGTTAACCGAGACGCTAGCTCATTCGTATTTAAAGGTCTTGCAGGAAAGCTTAAAGAAAGTGACAACGTAAGACTTCTTGGGTACTACTCAAAAGAAGCAAGCAAACAATACTTTGCTAAGCTGTTCTGGGCAAACAAGCCAGCTGACGTAGAAGAGTATAACCAATTGCCTTTCATTGAGGTTGACCATGTGGTAATGACAGCTTCTATCACAGTTACACAGTCACAGCTTGATGAGTGGGGATTTAACCCTAACCTTCCCGACTACCGAGTGGAATCTTTAGAAAGACCTATCTCAACAACCGAAGAGTACATGTTTGGCTCAATGGTTCAAATCACACATGCTTACGATGTATACGGCTATGTGGAAAGCAACTACCCAGAGTTCTTTGGAGATTGCTACACGTTCGACGACCGTATCAGAAAGATTAACGAACGTATCAAAGAGTTTAATCTAGTGGCCACTCCAATAGACACTGACGAGGTTCCTTTAGGCAGTAGAGAAGTTCTTGCAAGTGCTGAGGCTAAAAACCCTGACAGAGACTACTTGATTAAGACGGAGCTAGACCAGACTGTCGAAATGACAATTAACAATTCTAAGGGACACTTTATCCATTCTAACGGTTATATATACGTGGGATTCGCACGCAAGACGCCTAGTGACCGAGAATCTTCAATGGCTCTTGACTCAAGCTTATCATTTAGCTTCTTGATGGACAGACAGTACGACAGCCTTCCAAGAGTCTTCCGATACAACTATCAGAAGCAGCCTTGGTTCTTGTTTGTAAGAAACATTAACAGAAGCGTTCTTGCACCTAAAGTAAACTCTCTGACACCTATCAACGGTGGAACAAGACGTTATAACTTTGGAGCCTCAGAAGACGCTCGGTATATCTCAATGGACTGCTTTATCAAAGCTCCTGCTGAAGAGGACATGCCTAAGTTGATGGAAGAGCTTGCCGACTTCCTAGACGTTGGAGAAACGGTAATCCAATTCTCTGATAACAAAGACCGCTACTACAAGGTTATGCTAGATGGTTCAACAGACCTTTCTCAAACGCTTCACGTAGGTACGTTGACACTGACTTTCGTAATGCTTGAGAATACCTCTATTGGTAAGCAGGTTGTAGAGACTGTCGAGATAGACAGCATGGAAGGTTCTGTACCGTTCATTGAACTTAACAACATGGGTACGGCAGACGCTTATCCAACCTATCAGTTAACCTTTGACGAACCAGCTGGATATGTTGACCTTGTAGGCACAGACACTTCGGCTAACGTTTCAATTGGCCGCCGTCCTAAAGACACTAACGACGAGACTAAAGTAGACCTACGTCCACGTAAGTTCTATAGTAAGTTTACTACCAACGATGGAGCAGGCTGGATGAACATGAACGACTTACAGCTTCCTAACTTCGAAGGGGTTTCTGCTAAGCTTCAAGGAAGTGTTCAGAGAGCCAACGGAATAGGTAATCAGGACAAGTGGAACTATGGCGACACGAACCATAAAGGACACCATGGAGCAGGCATTATTGCTAACCTTCAAAAGAACGTTGACGACTTCTATTTAGAAGCTTCAGTGGTAGCTACAGGTAAGCCTGTTAAAAACTCTCTGAATGCTATCTTCGTAGTATTCTATGATGAGAACAACAGCCCTATAGCCTACATGAAAGTTGGCTCAAGACCTCAAGAAGGTAACTTGGACTGCTACGTGGCTTATGCAAACGATTGGACTAAACGTAGAACGCTTTATAACGGAACTAAGTGGAAAGACTTTTGGGGCAAGGTTTCTGTACAGCGTAGAGATAACCGCTGGAGATTAGTTGTTGGACAATACTCTAACAGAAAGACTAACCCAGCTCCTGAATCAGTTTTCAACTACGGCCAAGGAATGCTTAAAGACACTATGGATACAGGTTGGTTCGACCTTCCATCAGAGTCTTGGGGTAAGAAGTTTGCCAGAGTTGGAGTGTTCTTCAGTCAATATCATAACAGACCTAAACTAGGACACTTGTCACTGCGTAGATTAATCGTGTGGGAAAACTTAGAGAACTACAGAGAGAATCCTATTGAAGGAACTCCAATCATGTTCCACGAAGGCGACACGGTTGTAATTGACTCAAGCAAAGCTCAAACATATCTTAACGGAGAATTAACACCAGCTTTAGTAGACCCTATGACCGACTGGTTCCCGATTACCAAAGGTGATAACTACATTGGAGTTAATAACTTTAAAGGTAAGATTGACATAGTATATAACGAACGATTTAAATAAGGAGGAAAAGTATGATTACAGTATTAAATGCAAACGGACAAACAGTAGCACACTTTGTCAATAACGTTAGCGAAGGGGTACCTTACTTTGAGCCCACCATGACGGAGAATATAGAGACGTTGGTTTCAACGTTCTCTTTCTCTGTACCTTTGGAGTGTGAGGAGACTCAATATCTAACAGGCCTTAACAAGGTATTAACAAAGGATAAGGATGGTGACTTACGACAATTTAATATCATCCATACAGAAGAAGTTTTCCAAGAGGTTGGTTCACGTATTTTAGTGGAGTGTGAGGACTTCTCGATTAGCGAAATGAATGACACTGTAATCTATCCTTTCGATGGCCACAACCTTGGAGACACCTTAACGAAAGCTGTCAAAGGTACTGGATGGGGCGTGGAATACGCTGCTGACACTTGGCAAGAAGGCGAAGTACCTTTTGTGTTAAGTGACTATACGAACATGCGAGAAGTGTTCGGAAACATTCAGAAAACCTATGATGTAGACTTTAAGTTTACAGCTGAGAGAACGGCCTTTAATCAGACTAAACGGATTGTCAAAGTCTATAAAAACAGGGGCGTTCAAACAGGCCGTTACTTTACTTATAACAGAGACGTTATTGGAATCACTCGTGACGTGCAGTATGATACAATTAAGACAGCTATCCTACCTTATTACACTGGAGTAGAAGGAAAGGTATGGACACTTGCTAACTGGTCACCAGTAAACCCTATTGAAGGATTCACGAAGGATAAAGAAAGCCCTCTAATCGTTCATAACCAAGCTCACTCAGACTATGACGAGCCGTTCTTCTTTAAAGCAATGCCTTTCAAAGCTGCCGCTTCAAATCCTGAGCAAGTTTATCGACAAGGTGTGGAAGAGCTTCTAAAACACATTGCACCAGTCTTTACCTACACTGTTAACGTAATCCTATTGAATCGTGTTCAAGGATGGGAAGGGGAAACCTTAGCCCTTGGTGACACAGTATGGATGAAAGAGCGTGTAGGCTCTCGTGAGATTGGTTTGGAAGCACGTGTTATCGAATACGTTTATCACGAAGACGACCCAAGCCTTGATGAAGTAACCTTTACTAACTTCCGTGAAATCGACACTTACGACACCTCTGACATTGCAGGTATCCGAGACGCTTTAAATGACCTTAAAGACCAAGTAGGTTCTAACACAGTTATTATCGAAAGCACTAGAGAACAGATTAGTAAGCTTGAGGAAGGCCAAGCAGGAATCATCACTGACCTTAATGGGAAGAACTCAATAAGCATTGGTGACACGCCTAAGCAAAACCCTATCGATGGCGACACATGGTTCTCAACACGTGTTAACGAAGCTGGCCAAACAATCCATGAGATTAAAGTTTGGGACGGCGTTGAGAAAGTATGGAAGCTTTCTATGGATACTTCTAAAGCTTTTGAAGCAGAGGACACTGCTAAGGCTGCTCAGAAAGACGCTGAGGAATCCCTTGATAAGGCTAACCAAGCTGTAGCTGACGCTGACACTGCTAAGACTGCTGCTCAGGAAGCTTTGGATAGATACAACAACCTTATGATAAGCGGCCGAAACCTAGCCCTTAACTCTCAGAAGATTACAGTTCCTGACACAAGCCCTAACACATCAGCTCGTAGAAAGACTATTCCACTATCTATTCCAACTAAGTTAGGAACAGACTATAAACTGAAGTTTAAGTATAAGCTTACTGAAGGTACTTTACCAGAGGGAATCACAGTTGGTATCTATAACGTTCCTAAGCTCTCGTGGGCTTCTAATATAGTTACTATCCCTACCGATGGGAAAGATGAAGGAGAGCTGTTCGCAGAGCTTACTACAAACGCTACTGAAGGCGACGCCCTACTAATCTATCAAGGAGTTAGAAGTGCTGTTAAGAACGGTGATAACTTTGACTTTACAGAAGTATACCTCGTAGAAGGAGATAAGATTGGCGATTGGCAACCAGCTCCAGAAGACGCTATAGCAAGCATTACTAACATCAACGGTGAAATCACTTCCCTAGTAACTAAGACAGATGGATTGGAAACAAGCTATAGTCAAATCTCACAAACGGTTGATGAAATCCAGTTGACAGTTGGTGACAAAGCTGATAAGAGTCAAATCACGCAGCTTCAAGACCAGATTAACCTACGAGTTGAGAAAGATGATGTAATCAACCAGATTAATGTTTCTAATGAAGGCATTATCATCGACGGTGCAAGGGTTCAGATTACAGGTAAGACTTACATTGAGGACGCTGTTATCACAGACGCTATGGTATCTGACCTTTCAGCAAGTAAGCTAACAGCAGGAGTTATCGACGCTTCTAAAATTAACGTAACAAACCTTGACGCAAGCCAGATTAAAGTAGGTACTCTCCAAGGTATTGAAATAAGCGGCTCTAAATTCATTAACTCTTGGGATAAAACAGAGTCTATCAGCGGAGGCCAAGCTCATCGAGTTGGTACTACGGTTATTAGTGAAGGAAGTATTTTACAAGATAATGATACCTTTGTAATTCCTACTGGTGAATCAGAACGATTGCGAAGTGAGGAGAATACATTAATCCAGTACGGTAGATTAACCAACATCACCAAAAACTATGATGTAGCAACTGGAAAGATTCTACAGAATACTTCGGAAGGCTCCATCTCAGGCTCTGGAATCTCTCTTAATGGAGCAGATTTAATTAATGGAGTTCAAAACTCAGGGGTACTAACACCCGAGAAACTAACTTTCCAAACCATTAAAGGAACTTCTGTGACAGGTACGACAGAGCTTAGCGGCGGACTTATCAAAGTTGATGGAAGAAGTCCTAATATTTCTGGATGGGGTCAAGGTTCTAATAAGAATAACTTTAGTAATGGCACGCTGCTTAGATTTGGAGCGCTAGAATCTGTAGGTTTTAACACTAATGTAGCCAGCGTAAACTCTCTTGTACTAAGAACTACTGGCTATGAGGCTTTCCAAGCGCAACGTGACGCTAGAATTAAGTTCCAAGCAACAGTTCTTCTTCAAGGTGGAGACGGCGCTAATGAGTCTGACTACGCCTACGCTAAAATGCAAATCAAGAACACTTGGGAAGAGCTTGCTGACCAATCTACAAATACCCAAGGTGGAGTAATGTTAATGTCAGCTGTTTCTTCTGCTTGGGATAAACCTGTAAGGCTTCAAAATGTAGGTACTGCGACAGTTGTTATCAACGTTAAGAAAGGCCAGTACTTCGGAGTTGTGGTAGAGCTTCGGGCAAGCCGTAACAATTTGTTTGCTGGAAGGTTAGTAAACGTATCACTTGAGGAAATGTTCCCAATTTAATAATTAACAGGAGTTAGAAGCACTCTTCAAAAGCTTTGGGAGGGTAGCGGGAATAATATTAGAAAGGAGATTCATACATGGTTAAAGTAAACGATGTACTAAGCTATGTCAACGGACTTGTCGGAAAAGGCGTGGACGCTGACGGATGGTATGGTACGCAATGTATGGACTTGACAGTAGACGTTATGCAACGCTTCTTCGGATGGCGTCCGTATGGTAATGCGATTGCTTTAGTTGACCAGCCTATACCAGCTGGCTTCCAAAGAATCCGTACCACAAGCTCTACACAAATTAAAGCTGGTGACGTTATGATATGGGGCTTAGGATACTATGCTCAATATGGTCACACAGGAATCGCAACAGAGGATGGGAGAGCTGACGGAACCTTTGTCAGTGTTGACCAAAAC